TAGCAGTCCACATCGTTTCCTATACCAATAAGAACGGTTTTGTTCCTGGTAAGAAGCAGATCGACCACATGTGTAACAATCGCAAGTGTGTCAACGAACACCATCTTCAGATGGTCACTCACAAGAAAAACCAGAAGCTTAGAGCTGAACGGTCCAAACTGAATCCCTTTGATCTTCCCTATAGCATTAGCGATTCCCATGCCCCTCCCTAAGCCTTCCGAGGCTGCTATCAAACGAGCCATCAACGCTTGGCTTGCCTGTGGCCTCGCTGTAGGCTCTGTAAGCGTCTCCCAGGATGGGTCCATCAGGATCGAAGCACCAGTTGCCAACATCCCCAAGGCCCCTGAGAAGAAGCCCCAGGACTGGTAGGAGACTACGGTGGCAGTGAACCTAAAGTATGTGACACGGGAAATTCTTCCAAGTGGTCAGATACGTTACAGATTTCGTAAGAACGGAACCAAGGTAACACTTACTGGTTCACCTGGAACCCCCGAGTTCCATGCTCACTACGCTGAGCTGCTCAAGGGAAAACCAAAGGCTGAAGATCCCCTCTTGGGGTCGATCAGCTGGCTAGTCACACTCTACCTTGAGAACCTTCAAGCCCGTGTGACGGCAGGCTTAGCCTCTCCTCTCACCTACAAGGGGCATAACCATCATCTAGCTAAGCTTGTGGCTGAGTATGGTGAGAAGAACGTAAACATGCCCAGAGGAAAACTCATCGAGTTTAGAGATAGGTTCACGTCTACCCCTGGAGCTGCTGACAACCTCATGAAGTCAGTTTCTGCTCTATACAAGTGGGCTATCCAAAGAGATCTGGTTTCTATAGATAACCCAACCCGTGGAATACATAGATTAAATCGGTCTAGTTCTGGTTTTGTTCCTTGGGTCCTAGAAGATTTTGCAGCGTATTTTGGGAAGCATGTTTCCCCGAGTATCGCTCACACTGCTCTCATGCTGGCCATAGGCACTACAGCAAGACGCAGTGACATGATCCAGATCGGAGCTGACCACGAGTTCCAAAGGGACGGACGTACATGGCTTCGCTGGACCCAGGCAAAGAAGCCTAACAGGGTGGTTGAACTTCCTATGAGCCAGTCTCTCCTGGAAGCTACAAGACCCCTCAGACAGACACCCTACCTCATCACAGCCTATGGTAGACCATTCACCATCAATGGTTTTGGTGAGAAGTTCAGATCCTGGTGTGACGAAGCAAATATCAGCAAATCTCTCCACGGAGTTCGCAAAGGAGTATCATCACTTTTACCCTCCCATGGCACAACATCTCTTGAATTAGATGTTCTTCTCGGTCATGAGATGAACAGCGAAGAAACCAAAGTGTATATTGCCGTCGCTGAGCGTTCAGCTCTAGCAGTCTCGGTCATCGACAGGCTCGACAAGATCTTGCTAAAGTGACCCACGTATTTTCAAAAGTGACCCACGACCATAAAAAACTACGTATTTTCAACAACATAATCTATGACTTGAAGTCCCTCCGGGCCTACCAACTCCATTGAAATCATTGGCTTTTCCAGAAAAACTGACCCACAGTCAGTCGATTTCGGCCATCCTAGTATCAATGGGTTAGGACCTGGAGTGCCCCACGAATTTTGAACCATGAAGGAACTTTTCCATGAGTAATACTCGAATCCATCTGACCACTACGGTCTCATACCCTACGATGAACCTTGCCATTAACCTGGAAGAAGAAGCTAAGGCTCTGAAGTCTGATGAGTATAAGACGTACTTCAAGAAGGCTTCTCACGCCAAGCTGATGCAGACGATCAACGGTCGTCCCTTCCAGCCTGTGTTCTCGGCTGATCACTTCATCAAGCCTCAGCCGGTGCTGGCACATGCTGGGTGAACCAGCTCGGGTGAACTACCCGATCCCAGACGCCATCGATCCTCGTGAAAAATTCTTGATCTGTAAACGGAACGACAGCATCGAAACTGTCGTTCAGTCTGACTCCACTCCTGATCGAGCACAGCACAGCGTCGATGTACTGAATGAACATGAAGTTCTGAACAACCGCAGTCCCAACTATTATTGGAGACTCCGCAAAGTGAGCGAAACAAATGAAGAGGTACGCAGGAATTGGCGCGCGAGAAACACCAGAGTCCAGTTTGAAAGCTATGAGAAGTATCGGCAAATACCTTGCTATTTCGGGACTTCTTCTACGCTCGGGAGGAACCAAGGGAGCTGATACAGCCTTCGAGGAAGGATGTGACATAGCCAAGGGTCTCAAACAAATCTACTTGCCATACAAATCATTCAACCGTAATGAGTCTCCCTTCTTTACTGTAACCAAGGAAGCCAGATTACTGGCAAAGAAGTACCATCCAGCATGGGAACATCTTGGAGACAAAGGACGGGACTTTATGGGTCGTAATGCCTATCAAGTCCTTGGCTTAGACTTGAATACTCCAGTTGATTTCATCGTTTGTTGGACTAATCATGGCCGTATTGAAGGCGGCACTGGTCAAGCTTTGAGAATGGCTGAAGACCTGAAGATACCTGTTTGCAATCTTGGAAACATGAACCTCACGGAAGTTGAGGCTTTTCTTAAACAACAAATCGAGTAAAGCAATGATAACAAAACGACTTTTGCGTTATGCACTTAGCACCATTTACAAACGTGAACCTGATTTCGTAGTTGGTGGGAGACAAGCACCATACATGCTTCGATGGTGGGTGTTACCTCGTAACAGGTTCTTCAACGTTTACGTTCACATGTTCCTGAGAGATGACGATGATCGTGCACTTCATGATCACCCTTGGGCAAGTTTGTCTCTGCTTTGTCGGGGTACACTTACCGAAGTCACCCACGACAGCATTAAGACTATTCTTGCTGGTGAGTGGAGCTTCCGCTCAGCTACTCTAGCTCACAGACTCGTTGTTCCCCCTCAAAAAGAGTGCCCTATCACCCTGTTTATTACAGGACCTCGGGTACGTGAGTGGGGATTCCATTGTCCTAAGGGCTGGAAACCATGGATGGAATTCTGTGGTATTGGAGACAAGGGCACTGTTGGTGCTGGATGTGGGGAGGAAGATCTATGACCCCACACAGCTCAGCCTGTAACTGTGAAAACTGTGATCCTTCACCAGGAAAATACCCTTTGATGGGAACTCTTCTCATCACTTTGGGTGTCGCTTTCTTTGCGGTTTTTCTCATAACTTAAAGGACATAAGAAGAAAATGAAAACTGAGCAGATGATCTTCGTTTTCGGCTCCAATCTTTCAGGCATCCACGGGGCGGGAGCAGCACGATATGCCCGACTCGAACGAGGAGCTGTAGTAGGTGTAGGAGAGGGTATCACAGGACAGTGTTACGCTTTGCCTACCAAAGGCTTCAAGCTTCAAGAGATGACCATTCAGGAAGTCCAAACCTCTGTTGAGACGTTCCTTCAGTACGCCTATGACCACCCAGAAATTGAGTTCCAAGTAACTCAGGTTGGATGTGGTCTTGGTGGTTTTTCCAGAGACGACATCGCACCGATGTTCGAGTACGCGCCAGAGAACTGCTACTTTGACCGTATGTGGAAGAATTATCTTCCCTCAGCTGCTAAGTTCTGGGGGAGCTTCTAGAGTACCCCTTGGTGATTCCGACCCTAGCCAAGGGATAAACGAGTGTGGATCCGAGTCCCCTCGTTATGAAAGCCCATGTCATCATGCAAATCCCCTCCATGGTGATGTGGGCTTTCTTTTTTCCATCACACTATATAGACCAGTCCATTCGCTATGGACTGTAGTTATAACAAAAGGAATTTACTCGAATGACAGGCACCAATCCATTTCCACAACCAATCTGTGAGCAGATCTGGAATGACAAATACAAGCTTGAAACTCCGAACCCTGACATCCCCAATGATACCTGTGTCGAAGACACTTGGGCACGTATTGCCCATGCTTGCGCAATGTCTGAACCAGAGATTTATGGCAAGTTTTCCAACAATTCTCATAACCCTTCTGAACTGTTTCTTCAGTATGTCGAAGCACTCAATGACTTCAAGTTTATCCCTGCTGGACGCATCACAGCTGGAGCTGGATCCGGTCGGAGTGTCACCCTGTTCAACTGCTACGTTATGGGCACGATCCCCGATTCCATGGGCGGTATCTTCGATATGCTCAAAGAAGCTGCCCTGACCATGCAACAGGGTGGTGGTATCGGTTACGACTTCTCCCCACTGCGGCCTGCCAATGCCCCTGTAAAGGGTGTAGACGCTGACGCCAGCGGCCCTATCACGTTCATGAACGTCTGGGATGCCATGTGCAGGACAGTCATGTCTGCTGGCTCTCGTAGAGGCGCTATGATGGCAACGATGATGTGTGATCATCCAGACATCGAAGCTTTCATCACGGCCAAGAGAGATCCCCTGGCTCTCCGCATGTTCAACCTGTCGGTACTCATCACCGACAAGTTCATGGAAGCTGTGGAAAGAAACCTGAGCTGGGATCTGGTCCACGAAGTTGCTCCTAGTGCAGGTAGCAAAGCTCGTGACTACGGTAATCGCAGTGTCCATGTCTACAAAACCATCATGGCTCGGGATCTCTGGAACCTGATCATGCAGTCTACCTACGCTCAAGCTGAGCCTGGAGTCATCTTCATCGACCGCATCAATACCCAGAACAACCTCTGGTACATGGAGAACATTAGCGCCACCAACCCATGTGGTGAACAGCCTCTGCCTCCGTATGGTGCATGTCTTCTTGGTTCGATCAACCTGACCAAGATGGTGGTCAAACCTTTTGATGATGACGGTGGTATTGACTACGATCTCCTCATCCAAACAACCAAAGCTGCTGTTCGGATGCTCGATGCTGTGATCGACATCTCTAACTTCCCTATTCCCCAACAGAAAGCTGAAGCTAAAGAGAAGCGTCGGATGGGTATTGGCATCTCTGGTTTGGCTGATGCACTGTTCATGATGAACGTCACTTACGGTACAGATGTTGCTGCTGATATTGCTGAAACGATCATGAATCGGATCACAATTTCAGCCTATGAAGAGTCGATTGAGCTTGCCAAAGAGTTCGGACCTTGCCCAGCTACTGCTACTCTTGAGCAACGTCAGAAGTTCATTGAGTCTGGTTTCATGCAGGGTATGCCTCACCATATCAAAAACGGTATCATCAAATGGGGTATCCGAAATACTCACCTGACCTCAGTTGCACCAACTGGAACTATCAGCCTCTATGCTGGGAACATCTCCAGTGGTGTCGAACCAATCTTTGCACCCAAATATACTCGCAAAGTTCTGGAGAAAGACGGATCTCGTCGTGAAGAAGTAGTCGAAGATTATGCCATCATGCTTTATCGTGAAATGAAGCCAGGACAAGCATCTGGTCATTTGGTTACAGCTCAAGATCTGAAACCAATGGAACATTTGAGGATGCAAGCTGCCGTCCAGAAATGGGTGGATAGCTCAATCTCCAAGACGATCAACTGTCCTGAAGACATCAGTTATGAGGACTTCGTTGAAGTCTATCTTGAGGCTTGGAAGCAAGGCTGCAAGGGCTGTACCACTTACCGTCCCAATGCTATCACTGGATCTGTTCTCAGTGTTGAAACCAAGCAAGAAGAGAAGGGTAGTCCTGAACTGATCACCCCTCAAGTGATTGCTCCGACTCTGGAGAAACGTCCCGACTCTCTCAAAGGTTTGACCTACAAAGTCAAAGCTGGAACCAACCATGCCATGTATATCAGCATGTCCTACAGTGAGATTGACGGGAAGAAAGTCCCATACGAAGTGTTCATGAACTCAAAGAATATGGATCATTTCGCATGGACTGTGGCTTTGACCCGAATGATCTCTGCCATCTTCAGACGAGGTGGCGATGTCTCTTTCGTGGTTGAAGAGTTGAAAGCTGTATTTGATCCAAGGGGTGGGAGCTGGATCAAGGGAAAATACGTCCCAAGTGATGCAGCTGCTATCGGAGGAGTGATTGAACAATTCATGAAGGATATTGACTATATCTCAAATGAGGTGCAGATCACTTCTATTAAAGACGAACCTATTCCTAGTAAGAGTGTCGAGCTTGTAGCGCCTATTCTTTGTACAAGCTGTTTTGGTTCCAATTTCAAAAAAGAAGCGGGCTGTGAAACCTGCATTGATTGCGGCCACTCCAAGTGTGGTTGATACAAATCCACCCCCTACCTTGAATAAGGGTAGGGGGTAATTTTCGCTTGCACATTTTAATAAGGGACAGAAGGTCATGGCACTCAATGCTGACCAGCAAAAAGGATTCATGGATGTAATCAAATTCATCAACGATCCTGACCAAAAATTCATGGACATCTCTGGTGGTGCTGGAACTGGTAAGACCTATTTCATCAGCCAGATTGCCGACAACATTCTCAAACACAAACAACCGGGATGCCCACTTCACACTGTGGCTATTACTGCCACCACAAATAAAGCTGCTGCTGTCATCTCAGATGCCATGCCACATAGAGCTGGTCAGATTGGTACGATCTACGGATACATGAACCTTCGGGTCCATGAGAACTTCAGCACTGGTGAAGTCTCCATCGTTCCTACAGCAAACTGGGAAGTGCATAGCGGTACTCTCGTCATCATTGACGAGTGTTCCATGGTAAACAAGGAACTCTTCAAGTTTCTGGTGATGGGGCTTGATAGCTCCTGCAAGGTACTCTTTGTCGGAGACAAGAACCAACTGGCTCCTGTCAAGGAAACCATCTCCCCCATCTACACCAAGGGATACAAGACGAGCTATCTCTCACAGCCCGTCAGAAACGCCCTACAGCCTGCTCTGATGGCTCTGTGTGAACAGGCTAAGCAGACGGTGCTGACAGGTGTCTTTACGCCTGTGGTGGAAGTTCCTGGGGTAATCGACTTCGCGGATGCCACTGAGCTAAAGGGTGTCCTTGAGCGTGAGTTCACTGCTGAGGATCCAGGTAAGCGTGTCCTGTCCTATACCAACAGTCGGGTGGTTCAGTACAACGAATACATCCGTCAGATCCGAGGTTACAAAGAACCGTTCGAGATAGGGGAGATCCTTTCCAACAACACTTCAGCTGAACTGCTAGGTAAGGAACGACTCTACACTGACCAAGTGGTTCGGGTATTGAGTATCACCAGTGATGATTACGATCTGGGGATTGTTCCTGGTCAAACCATTCGGACAATCACACTTCAAGTAGAAGATGTGACCAACAAAGCTGTGTATCAGGTAACGACATTTGCCTACCCCCAAGATCGTGAAGCGGCTCTGTCCTATTACTCAAGCCGAAAGCAGTGGGATAGATTCTTCAAAGTGAAGAACAATTTCCCTGATCTACGCTCTGTCGCAGCTTCCACTACCCATAAGGCTCAAGGCTCCACATATGATCGTATCATTGTAGACCTTGGTGATATTGGGAAGTGTACTAACAAAGAACAAACTGCACGTATGCAGTATGTCGCTTTCAGTCGTCCAAGGACTGGGATTGTTATCCGTGGTCAATTACCTGAAAGGTATTTCCAATGAGTAAAATGGAAGTTGCTTATGGTTGGTTCAGGCCATCCAACGAAAAGATTGAACCAGAAGACACAGATGATTTCTATGAACTCGAACAAAAGAACGGAGTTCATTATGTCAAAGTTGAAGGCAAGCTCTATGAGTTTGCTCGTTACAATGATGATATTGAAGCCTATGGATTCTCTCTCCTAATTCCAAATATGGATGACATGGGTGATACCCAACGCTTCATTTGTATGTGGTACAATGGTGGAGCTGGAATTCATGAAGTCGTTGAATCTCTAATTAAGGCATCTCTCAATGACTGATTTGATTGTTCGATTGACTCCAGGAGATCAAAAGCAATTGGCTGTCACGATCTTCAATGGAGAAGAGTATTACGGACAAGGCGGAACCATTGATGACGCCTTGATGGATCTAGGTTTGCAGTTGAAGGAAGCCGAAAATGAAATACGAGTTGATAGGCAACAGCAACAGCACTCCAGATATTTCCGTTCTGTGTCCTCGAATCCAGGTTGGTGAAGTAACAAAGCATTATTACACTCCTTACCTGGAATCTCTGGGTAAGGATGTAATGGTGTGTGATATCTACTTGGATCCAACCAAGAAGAAGACTTCAGCTGCTGACATTAAAGACTACCTTGATGATTTGCTTCCCAATCTAATTGCTGCTGGAATCAAACTGATTGTTGTGACCCAACCTGATTACTTCAAGGTTCCCACCAAGCAGGCAAAGACTGACTCGACTATTGGCGATGTGCTTCCCACCATTGTCAAAGATTTGTATGCAGCCTATTGCCCAAACTACTCACGGATCTTTTACGATCCAGACAAAACCAAAGACAAGATCAAGACTGCGCTTAGTTCTGTAGTGCGTTGGCTCAATGGGGATAAGTCCTCTATTGGTCAAAGTATTATGAAATTCACTGCTTATCCCAAGACTGATGATGAAATCATCGACTGGCTTGAAAAGCTTCTTGATATGGACTGTGATCTGACTTGTGATATTGAAGGTTTCTCCCTCAAACATTACGATGCAGGCATTGGTACTATTTGTTTCTGTTGGGATGAGCATAATGGGATTTCTTTCCCAGTTGATTACTCACCTATTGCCAATCCTGTAGGCAATACCTTTGGTGTTCAGATTACCAATCGCAGGCTTCACCGAGCATTGCGAAAGTTTTTTGAAGTCTTTCGGCACAAGATGATTTATCACAACATCAGCTATGATGCTTATGTCTTGATCTATCAACTCTTCATGACAGACATCCTCGATCAAGAGGGATTGCTCACTGGTCTTGAAGTCATGCTGAAGAATTGGGATTGCTCTCAGCTGATCACATATCTTGCAACCAACTCTTGCTCAGGAAATGAGCTTGGATTGAAAACACAGGCTCAAGCCTTTGCAGGTAACTACGCTCAAGATGACATCCATGACATCACCAAGATTAAAATGGATGACCTCCTTGAATACAACCTGATTGATGGACTAGCCACTTGGCATGTCTACAATAAGAACCTGCCGATCATGATTGCTGATCAGCAAATGGACGTGTACCAAACAATCTTCCGACCAGCTGTAGTTGATATCATTCAGATGCAGCTGACAGGTATGCCCATTAATATGGGTAAGGTTGAGAAGCTCAACGTTCTGCTTCAAAAAGAATCTGATCTCAATGAGCATCGGATGAATAGTCTGTCTCTGATTCAATCCTTTATGGATACACTCAGAGATGAATTGGTGGACAAGAAGAATGCCAAACTCAAGAAGAAGCAAATCACTCTTGCCGATCTGGGTAAAACCAAAGACACGACAATTGCATTCAACCCCAATAGCTCCAATCAGCTTCAGAGACTTCTGTATGATGAAGACTTCCTTGGTTTGCCTGTGCTCGATTACACCGACGCTAAGCAACCAGCTACAGGGGCAGAGACTCTTGAGAAGCTGGTAAACCATACCAAGGATCCAGACGTTGTTACGTTTCTGGAGCTGCTGATTGACTTCAAGGCTACGGCAATCATCCTGTCTACTTTCCTCCCTGCATTCTTGAAAGCCAAGAAGGGCAGCGACGGTTGGCACTACCTGTTTGGCAACTTCAGACTTGGTGGAACTGCATCAGGTAGACTCTCTTCCAACAATCCAAACCTTCAAAATATTCCAGCCTCTGGCTCATCTCCAGCAAAGCAAAGACTTGCCAAGCTGATCAAAGAATGTTTTGAAGCTCCTCCCGGTTGGTTGTTTGTCGGTCTGGATTTTGACTCCCTAGAGGACAAGATCTCTGCCGTCACAACCAAAGACCCTGAGAAGATCAAGGTCTACTCGGATGGGTATGATGGCCACTGTCTAAGAGCTTTGGCTTACTTCGGTGAGCACATGCCCAATATCGAAACTTGTCCTAATGGGGCTACAGCCTATGAAGCAACCATCGGAGACAAGTCGATCTACTTCCATTCTGAAGAGGAAGTAGAATATCTCGGAACCACCTACCAAGGGTCCGAGCTTTTCAAACACCTAGAGCAAAAGGAATTTGCATGATACAACGTATACACATGAACTTTGATGAAGCAATTGCGCTTCTTCAAGTTGGAGCCACTAGCTTCACTTTCAAAAACCAAGCTGGTGAAATTTTCAAGGCTGATAAAGACAAAGATCTCTTTATTACTATCACTCATGTCCCCAAACAGGAGAATGTCCAATGAAGAACTCAAAGCAATATATTGGAACCAAGGTAATCTCGGGAACTCCAATGACCCGAATCCAATACAATGATTACCGGGGATGGGTTATTCCTGAAGATGAAAATCCTTTAGATGAGGGCTATTTGGTTGAGTACGAACCAAATGAAGATAGTCCTCCGAACCATATTGATCATGCTGGTTACATCAGCTGGTCTCCAAAAAGTGTCTTTGAGGAAGCTTATAAGCCTACCTCAGAAGGTATGTCTTTTGGATATGCACTGGAGATGGTCAAGACTCAAGGTGCTCGTGTGGCTCGTAAGGGTTGGAACGGCAAAGGGATGTTCATCTTCCTGGTTCCTGGATCCAAGTTCGTAGTCAACCGCGAACCTCTGATGTCCCTGCTCGGTGAGAATGCAGTGGTAAATTACCACGGTCACATCGACATGAAGACTGCTGATGGAATGATCGTTCCTTGGCTTGCATCACAGACTGATGTGCTGGCTGAAGACTGGCAGATTGTCTGATGCTGATGAAACCCATCACTGGGTATGAAGAAGAATACTCGGTCACAGATTGTGGCCGGGTGTTCTCTCACCATTCCAACAGATTTCTAAAGCCTGCTACCCATAAGGATGTCGAGTATCTTCATGTATCTTTGTGGAAGAATGGATTTGGTTCTAGCTTTTATGTTCACCGACTAATCGCTATTACCTTCATTCCAAATCCATTTTTTCTCCCTGAAGTTAATCATAAGGATGGTGATAGACACAACAACAGTGTGTCCAATCTTGAATGGGTCACTCGAAAAGATAACGCTATTCACGCAGTGTCCACTGGGCTTCGTGTTTACACGAACAGAATGACCAACGATGAGTTTTTGGAATGCTTACAAGATGTAATTGATGGTGAGTCATACTACTCATTGTCTTTAAGGGTTCCGTATCAAGTTCCGTATTTGTCAGTGAAACTTAGACGGATTGCCAAAGAAGAAAGATTCGAAGACCTTCTTAACCAATCCCTATATAAACAGAAGGTAATGAGAGCGAGGACCAATAGTGCTAAAAATCAATAATGAAATTACGGATGTTCGGAAGGTGGATTCTTCCAAACACAATGTTGCTCGTGTAAACAGCATCAAAGTAGATTATCCAGTCTGGAGGCAGGACTCTAAGAGTCCTACCTTTCGCACTTACCTATCAGGGGACGTACATTACCCTGATGAATAACTGTGGATTCACCAAGAAATTAGCTCAATCAGTCGAAGCCAGTTACCACGATCTCTACGTTGTATCTGACAAATGGGTAGCTGATAAACTCGATCAAGCCTGCAAGGATGGATATGTCACTCTAGCCTTTGGTTTGAGGCTGCGTACACCTCTGCTTAAGCAGGTAGTGCTGGGTACATCCAAGACTCCTTATGAGGCTGCTGCTGAAGGCAGGACAGCTGGCAATGCTCTGGGCCAGAGCTGGTGTATGTTGAACTCCAGAGCCATGAGTGAATTCATGGGTAAAGCTCGTAAGAGCAAACATCGTCTAGATATCAAACCATGTGCTCAGATCCATGATGCCAACTATCTGCTTATCAAGGATTCCATGGACACTTTGATGTACACCAATACCCACCTGTCCATTGCTGTTAGTTGGCAACAAGATCCTCTGATTCAAAACGAACACATTTCAATGAGTGGACAGCTGGCTATTTTCTATCCGAATTGGTCCAAGTCCTTCGACATTCCAAATCAAACAACCCCTGAAGAGATTAAGGGATTGATCAAAAAACATATGGGTAAGCTTAAATGAAAATCACCAATAACCATGGCATCGACCTTCCTCTTGCGGTCTGGCTTCTACAGGATGGCTACAAAAGTGGGGCCAAGGACGCACCTCCTGGTGAGCTGCTGTCTGTCACCACTCTCATGAAGCCTACTCGTCAGCTGATCCTCCAGCGTAAGGTAGATATGACCCAGGAGACGATGGACATCTCTGAGATGGTAGCTGCTCGTAGGGGCCATGCTTTCCACGACTCTATCGAACGGTCCTGGACTGAGGGTGATTGGCAAAGTGCAATGAGGAAACTTCACTATCCTCAGAAAATAATCGACACGATCAAGATCAATCCGAAGAAAGAAGACTTGCAACCTGGGGACATTCCCATCTATCTGGAGCACCGTGGCTTCAAGACGTTTGAGGACATTGTAGTCACAGGGCAGCTCGACTTCCTGATCGGTAAAGCCTACCGAGACTTCAAATCAACATCCACCTTTGCTTGGACCAGTGGATCCAAAGACGGAGATTACGTTCTCCAAGGGTCTCTGTATCGCTGGCTTCTGCCAGACATGATCCAAGATGATACTATGAGGATCGAGTTCATCTTTACCGACTGGCTCAAGTACAGAGCTAAGGCAGATCCGAAATATCCCCAGGCCATCGTAGGCCATCGGGAGTACGCTCTTATGGGCCTCAAAGAAACCGAAGACTGGCTTCATTTCAAGCTGGACAACATCCGGTCCAATGCCCGTAAGGGACAAGACAAGATGGTTCGGTGTACTGACAAAGAGTTGTGGCGTCAGGCTGATAGCTACAAGTATTACTCTGATCCTAAGACCGCCTCTTCTGGTGGTCGCTGCACTAAACGCTTTGACTCTCCCACTGATGCTGAACTGCACCGTCAAGCCAAAGGCAAAGGTGTAGTCATCAAGGAAGCAGGAGAAGTAAAAGCCTGTCTCTATTGTCCCGCATTCACAGCCTGTGAACAGCGGAAAGAATATTTCAAAGATGATGGTTCATCCGTATGACCATTTAAGAAAGGAACTCCCCGTGAAACAGATGTTCGATCTAGAGGTGTTGGAAAACACACCTCACCACCCTGCTATGGGGGAGCTTGTAGATCTACTTTGCCACCGTACTGGTAACGTTAATCGTGATTTCTTTCAGGCAGAAGTGGCTTACTTCCTTGGGTTGATCCCTAGCTCGATGAGAGCTACGATCATCAGCCCTGAAAGAGGTAAGATCCCTACCAACATTTACTCCATTGCTCTGGCCACTTCTGGCTTTGGCAAAGGACACTCTGTCAGCCTTATGGAAGATGTCATCTGTGATTTCAGAGATACATTTGCCAAGGACGTATTCCCGTTCATCGCTGACAAATCACTGTTCGATCTCGCAGTTGAGATCGCTGCTTCAAAGGGTGGCGATGAAGTCAAAGAGAAAGAACTCCTGGATGCTGATTTTAAGCGTCAGGGGCATGCTCCGTTCATCTTTGACAGTGGTACTGGGCCAGCAGTGAAGCAGCTACGCTACAAGCTTCTCCTGGCTCGTGCTGGTGCAATCAACTTCCAGATGGATGAGATCGGTTCCAACCTCGTGGGTAACACCGAGATCATCAACATTCTCCTGGAGCTGTATGACCTCGGTCGTATCAAAACCAAGCTGGTCAAGAACACTGTGGACAGTGAACGAGGGATAGACCTGATGGGTTCTACCCCAGCGAACATCCTGATGTTTGGCACCACGTCCAAACTGTTCGACGGTAGCAAGACTGAAGAAGAATTCTATGCGTTCCTGGAAATGGGTTACGCTCGTAGATGCTTCTTCGGCATGGGAAGATCTGAGGCCCCTTCATCTTCAGTAAATCCTGAAGATGTCTACAATGGTCTGGTTTCTCAGAACCGTTCCCAGGCTCTGGTGAATTGGAAGAAGAAGCTCAATGCTTTTGCTGATCCAGCATTCTACAACCTGAAGATCGACGTACCCAAGGAAACAGGCGTAGCTCTTATCCGCTACCGTCTTCACTGTGAAAATCTTGCCAATGCTATGCCTGAGCATGATGTCTTGCGTAAAGCAGAGATGAGCCATAGGTATTTTAAAGGTCTGAAGCTTGCTGGTGTCTATGCTTTCTTGGACCACAAAGCCGAGATCTCAATTACGACCCTGAACCAAGCTCTCAAAGTTTGTGAGGAGAGTGGTGCAAGTTTTCAGACACTTCTCAAAAGGGAGAGAAACTTTGTTCGTCTTGCGAAATACATTGCTGAGTCTCCTGGCAATCTTACCCATGCTGATCTAGTCGAAGATCTGCCTTACTATCCGTCATCTTCAGTACCACGTAGAGAGATCATGGATCTTGCTATGGCATGGGGTGTGGGAAACCATGTTGTTATCAAAAAGAATGTTGTCAGTGGTGTTGAGTTCTTCTCGGGAACAACCCTCCAGGAAACTGATCTCCAAAAAATCCAGTTCAGTTTCTCAGACAACTTCGCCTCAGGCTATTCATCGGAGATGAAACCAATCGAGAAGCTGCCGAAGATGCTGGCAGCTCCTGGGTTCCATTGGTGCAACCACTACTTCGACAAAGAGCATCGCTCTGAGGAAAATGTGATCGAAGGCTTCAACTGTCTTGTGGTTGATGTCGATGGCACCATGCCTCTCGATGCTGTCCATGAGATGATGAAAGACTACACCTTCATCACAGCCACGACCAAGCGTCACACTGATGCTGTCAACAGGTTCAGGCTGATCATGCCCACCAACTACAATCTGTCCCTGGACAAAGCTGACTACCGTGAGTTCATGGATAGCTTCCTTCTCTGGCTCCCATTTGAGTCAGATATATCTGCTAACCAGAGATCCAAAAAGTGGATGACTAACCCTGATGCGAAGATTACTTTCCATCGTGGTCCCAATCTGGTTAACGTTCTGCCTTTCATTCCAAAGACTAAGCAGAACAGTGAATATCGTACCAGTATTCTCGACCTGGGACGACTGAACCACTTGGAACGTTGGTTCTTGAACAACATGGATGTGGGAAACCGTAACAACAACCTGCTTAGCTTTGCCATGATGCTCTTTGATGCAGGCATGGGATATGACGAGCTGGCTCAGAAGGTTCACAGCCTCAACGAACAGTCTACATCACCTTTGAAAAAAGATGAGGTCTCTATGACTGTTCTCAAATCTGTCGCGGCTAAGTACGCGAAGAAGTAAGGAAAACCAAATGAATGAGATTCAACTTAGGCTTGAGAAAGCCTATAACGAATATATTGATTCAATCACAGCAATAGGTTTAAGCAGAGAAACTTCTCTAGCTTTGACCAATGCTCAGCAAGCTCAGATGTGGGCACGAGAGAGGATCAAGAATGTCAGCTGAACATCCAAAGAGTATCCTGATCTCGGGAGAGTCAGGACACGGCAAGTCTTTCTCCCTCATGAATCTTCGGGATCAAAAGGGAGTCCTCTATATCAACGCTGAAGGTGGAAAACCCCTACCCTTCAAAAACAAGTTCAAGCGTGTCACTGTTGATGACCCCTACGAAATCTTCGATCTATTTGATCAAGTCATCAGCGATACTACTGGACGTTTCCACACTATCGTCATAGACACAGTTTCGTTCATGATGAATAGATTCGAATCCCTACACGTCATTGGTGCTGCAAACACCATGGCTCAATGGGGAGCCTACGGGCAGTTCTTTCCAAAACTGATGTACGATTATGTGGCTAAGGCTCCACAGTATGTCATCATGCTCGGCCACCTGGAGTCGATCCTTAATGAGGACACAGGTCGTTACGATTCCAAAGTTCCTGTCAAAGGTGCTTTGAGCAAGAATGGACTTGAAGCGTATTTCACCACAGTTGTTAACTGCAAGAAAATGCCCATCAAGGACATCAAACGTGATGCTAAGGAAGGTAAACTTCTTCACATCACGGAACGAGATGAGAACCTTGGATACAAACATGTGTTCCAGACTCGGACTACCAAGCAGACTGTAGGAGACCGCATTCGCTCTCCCTTTGGTCTGTTCAGCGATGATGAAACGTACATCGACAACGATGCACAAATCGTCATTGACCAGCTCGTTGGTTACTATCAGGACGCATAACCTAGAAACCTAACCAAGAATTTACCTCTGAAATCAAATAGAAAGATACAACAATGAGCAACGCATTTGCAAAACTCAAAACTGCTTCCAATGACAGTGGGGTCGAAGAAGACTTCATGGGTGGTGGTGGTGTCCTCGATACGGACATCTACAACGTCAAGATCAAAACTGCCTTCATCGGTAAGGCTTCTTCGTCTGAAGCCAAGAACGTGACTCTCCTCATGGACTACAAAGGCCGTGAAGTTCGTTCGCAGATTTGGGTCTCGAACAAAGCTGGTGAAGTCACTTACAAGGACAAGACCTCCAAGGAAGACAAGAACCTTCCTGGTTTCAACCAGATCAACAGCCTGTGTCTGCTGGTCACTGGTAAGCCGCTCGGTGAGCAGGATGTCGAAGAACTGACAGTGAAGCTGTATGACTTCGAAACCAAGAAAGAGATCCCCCAGGCAGTTGACTGCTTGACTGCTCTACATGGTGAGATGGTCAACATCGCACTACAGCGTCAGACCGTGGACAAGACTGCCAAGAACGATGCTACTGGTGGTTATGACCCCACTGGTGAGACTCGTGACCAGAACGAAGTTGTGAAGTTCTTTGCAGCCGACAAGCTCGTTACGATCTCGGAAGTGGCTGAGTTCATCAAGAGCCTTGGCGGAAACTTCGATGATGAAGTCGAGAATGGCAAACTTCTGAAAGCCATCAGCAAAATGGGTGACGAAGCTGGCAACTATGCCGACAAGTGGCTTGAGCGTAACAAGGGTCAAACCTACGACAAGTCCACTGGTAAAAAAGGTGAAGGCAAAGCCTTCGCTGGCAAAGCTGCCAACACCAACGGTGAGACTCAGAAAAAGAAATCGTCTCTCTTTGACGATTGATCAAGATCAGCTATTAGACTGATCGAATAGAATTTGAAGGTTGTGATTTTTGACTCAGGTATTTCAGCTCAAGCTACCAATGCGAATGTCCGTCAACTCCCATGGACATGTTGAGAGCATGAACCTGAACATCTATCGCAACCTTCATTTTCGAAAACTGAGCTACCAGAAAAGTGCTTTCCACAAGAAGGTTCATCCCCTTCTTCGTGGTCTTCCCAAGCTAGGAAAAGTGAGTCTCCATTATGAGATCCACCCCAAAAGTGAGGGAAGGTTGGATACCATGAACGTTGGTTCCATCGTAGACAAATACTTTTCAGATACCCTGGTTGAAGCTGGAGTCATCTTGGATGATGACTACAAGAACGTTGTATTCAACTCATTCTCTTTCGGGTGTGTGTGTCCAAAGGATCCGCATGTACTCGTCACCATCACAGAAACCGAACCAAGGAAAGAATCAAACATGCGTATCCTACTGGATCAAAATGAAATCCAGCAAGCCCTTGAAGCCTTTGTCCAGACGATGGGCCTTCAAGGAATTTCTGGTGTGGATCTGACTGCTACGGCAGACGGCACCATTACTGCCGAGATTGTCATGGGTATGCAGCCCAAGGCAACTCACCCTGTCTATCGTGAAACCGATTCGTCCGGTATTGTCGTTCGCCCGAAACGTGGTGGACGTCCTCTTGGTTCGAAGAACAAACCAAAGGAGGATAGTGATGATGTGGGATCAACTGGTGAGGATCGCCCTCATAGCAATGGGACAGGAACTCCTGAACCAGCAGAAGAGGAAGTTGGTCACACCGAGACCGACGACGAAACTGATGAAGAAGACAACGGGTTTGGATCCGAGGAATCGAATGGTAAGCCCTCCCCAAACCTTTTTGGGGACTCGGACACCGAATCTGCCAGCGATACTCCTGAAGAAGACGAGGAAGAAGCTGGTGATCAAACCGTAGTCCCCGCTGAGGAAACCCGTGTGAAGAAGGCTTCGATCTTCGATGAGTAATATCGTAGCAGGAATCATCTTCACGCTGATTATCGGAATACTGTCAGTTGTTGTCATTGTAGCCGGTGCAATCCTTGGAGCTTTGATGAGCATAGCTTTTCCAATTTTCATCCTATTCACGGTAGGATGTTTCTTGGGAGCTTGCTATGAGGAGCACAAGAAGGAAACCAAAAACAAGAAACAATAGCTGCCAGTTTCAAAACTACTGAGTTGATTGGGTCTACCAGAAAATTCAGTAGTAGAGGGGGAGAGCACCAGGTTGCCTGGAGTCTCTCCCCTTCTTTTTTACTTAACCAACTCTACCCACGGGTTCATCGACGGAGCATCAAACAACATCTCCATACCAAGTGAGTAGTCGATAGATCCATCTAGAACCTTAGGCACAAGGTTGTCTGTAATAGGACCAGAGCCAGTCTGAGCCACCATCAGTGACTTTAACGGGTTGTCCCTCATCGCTGCCATAGCCACTTTCATGGATCTGATCTTAAAGGTCAGGAACCATGTCCCACCCATTGCTTCCAAATACGTTCTCATACGACCTGGAAGCAGAGAAAAGTTCACAAACTCCTCGTTCACTTTCACCATTGCTTCAGCATCAGTCAGACCTTTGTCTGATGTCAGGAAGTCATAGTAGATCGACTTCGCGATGAAGTCCCCATACTGCACGGCTTTGTTAGCCCCTCTGTAGAGCGCAGTATCCTTAGAGAGCAGCCCATACTTAGCAATCGTCTGGACCCCACCAGGAAGACGGTTCAGCTGGCTTTCGACCCATTCCCCAATACGACCCGATGTCAGAGACACATCCATGTCTGTGATACCTTCAGAAATGTTCTTGTAGGCACCAGCAGCCACAAGAGGAGCAATGCTCATGCGAGCGTTCTCATCATAGATCACCTGACGCTGTTGCTTCAACACCGCTACTCTGTTGGCATCAGTACCAGCAAATTCGATACGTGCATTTAGCTCGATCACTTTCTTTTCGTTTTCGTTGTACTGGTCGATCTCAGAAAATTTCTTCTGGTATCCTTTCAGAACCTGTTTGATAGCCACACCTCTACCAGCCAACTGAAAAACGTTGGACTGAGTATTCATGTAAGGCACAACCAAAGACCGAACCACGATGAGATCTTTCGCATTAGAAATCGTGGTCATCAGGAGATCTTCACCTTTACCCAGGATCGTCACTGCCTTGTCACCCATGGTGAGTTTGGCAATAGCCTTGATTGCTACCTTCATTGGTTCAGGAAGTCTGGTTTTCCCAGTCCACACGTCCACGATAGAAGCATCACGATACCCAAGAGCAGTGTTGATCATGTCCCTACGAACCATGAAGCCACCATCTTCACCGAAGACCCGAAGGATGTGGCCCTTGGTTTGAGGAGGGATAACCTTCCAGGATTCCCGATACACTCTATCTTTGTCACCCAAACCAGGATCACTCATGTCGATGAACAAGTCATCGGACCCAGTATCCCGGTTGTCCCAGATGTCTTTGAGTTTCGAGACCAGTTCATTATTGTAAGACTGGGCGAATTTCTCTTCCACCTGACGACCAGCCCATGCACCCAGCATCAGAGCCAAGTTAGACTTGGGCTGAGTAAATTGCTGGATCTTGTCTGGGTTCAGAGCACGTTCGTAGTAGAGAACCCCAGTCTCATCATACACAGGGATCAAGGTTTCCTTAGCATCTGCCACAGACATTCTCTGGTTCAGGTTCTTCGTAACCTCGGACACACCGATCCCAGAGATGACCCCTGAGACGGTCCCATTCACTGTGAGGCCGGTGGTAGCGTTCACGCCTCTGTAGCTGTCCTGGACCTGTTGCAGGACGCCCTGGGAGTAGTTCCCACCCTGCTTCACAGACGTGGTGTAGTACCCACGAGCAGAAGACGAGAAGCCCCTCTCAGCGGTATAGTCACCCACACGGACGTAACCCATCTTGGTGAGTTCTTCTTTCTTCGCATCGCTCTCGATGATGAGGCTGGTTTCCCCAGCACCATGGTCAGGGATGTATCCCTTGTACCCATTCAGTCTTGCCGCTTCGGAGATGTCTTTCGACTCCTCTTCACGGTTCAAACCTTGCATGTAGATGACCATGTTGTGGATGGCTTCAGGGTCAGCATCGTGCATCTGGGAAACCATATCCTTCTGAGTCTGGTCTGCACCATCCAGAGCATAGAGCGTCACCATCTTATTGATCTCAGGGATCAGGTTATCTTTTTTGCCACCAGAGAGTTTATGGATGGCATAGGCATTCTTGAAGAGCTGGAAACCCGCACCCTTACCATTCATGAAGTCAGCTAGTTGCTGTGACTTCTCAAGGATATTGTCCGCAGTATTCTTGTCGAAGTTCCTACGGATGAGTTTCTCCTGGTTCGCAATCTTCCGGCTCAGACGAGCATTGTCCGAGATCAGAGTCATGGCATCATCTGGATCAGTGATGCTGAACACCGAGGCCACATCCAGCTTACCCAGGATCTTGTGCATGGCAGTCCACTGGGCTTCGTCAGGATGCTTCTGGAACAGGTTCTGAAGGATGACCGGGAGTTCTTCACGGTAAGCCTGACGAGCTGCCTGCACAGCAAACTGAACCTTGTCCAAGAGCAGGATCACATCCTTGTTGATGTCATCGGCTCCGACAACTTCAGAGATGAATTCCCGAACAGGAACAAACATGTCCAGAACCCCACCCATGTGAGTGACTTCTTTCACTGTGTCAGAAGAGACCTTTGCCAGATCTTCATCCAGATACTGAACAGCAAGAGCAATAGCTCCACCAACCACCTTGGTCAGACCAGACCGAGTTGAGTTCTGAAGATCCACATTTACCGTTTGAGCTTTGTTAGCCAGGATGCTCAGAGCACCACTAAGGAAATCATCTGCCTTAGTCAGAGATCCCATCAGGGTACGAAGACCATAAAACTCTTTCTCAGTATCCTGAAACAAGATGGAATCAGACAGTTCATCTAGAACCTGCTTCACATCCTTGCCAGCCATGTCGATAGAACCCACAGCCTTCCGCATCAGGAAACCAGTGGCTGAGGTCAGCAGATTGTTCAGAGAGGACGCAGTAATTCCATCAGCTGCCTCGATCTCCGGGATTTGGTCGAGAGCAGTTCTAAAGGCTGTGCTTGTTTGAGACAAAGCCAACAGAACAGCGATAGCATCAGAAACACCTTCATCATTTTTTGTAGCTCCCAGTAGATCCATGATTGCCGAATAACGATCTTGTGCAGCTGTGCCTGTACCAAACATTGCAGGCGTCAGATTGTTGGTGACGTGATCGTACATATTGCCCATGGCTAGAAGTGACTGGGTATCCAGTCTCATCTCAGTAGCCAGAACAGCATGGATCGCTCTAAAGGTTTGCTTCTGGTATTCACTCAAAGCGAAACCACCAAAGTCCAGCTTGGTAGTAGCATCATCAGCCACCTTGATATAGCGGTTCAGCTGCTTGATCTTGCCTTTACCATCACGAGTTTGGTTAGCAATGTTCAGACGTTCTCTGACAAGATCAATCCAGAA